ACGAGTGGGTGGGAGAGATGATAAATAATCAAGGTGAGTTAGACTTTGAATATATGGAAAAACCCCAGTCCGTACACCTTTCTCGTCGATGGTATCCCCATTGGCAAGGTTACGAGTACAGCCACGCTCCATTCATTGACTATACACCAATAGCCGAATCAGAGAAAAAGAGTAATTCTCTCGAGGCATTTTTCTAGTTTACAAACCTACATTTTTATGGTAGGATAGTATTTAAAGTGAGGATATATTATGGAAATCAATATTCCTATTGAGGAATTACAAAAAACAAAACTTTTTATTGCCACACCGATGTATGGTGGCATGTGTTCTGGTATGTATGCCCGTTCAATGGCAGATCTCTCTGCTAAAATGGCAAAATATAAAATACCACTGCAATTCTATTATCTGTTTAACGAGTCACTGATTACTCGAGCTCGTAATTATTGTGTTGACGAATTCATGAGATCTGATGCTACACATTTGATGTTCATTGACTCTGATATTGGATTTAAGTCAGATGATGTCATTGCTATGTTGGGTTTGATGATGCAAAAACCCGATGAATATGATATTATGTGTGGTCCATATCCAAAGAAAACTATTTCATGGGAAAAAATTACACAAGCAGTAAATGCTGGTGTTGCAGATGAAAATCCCAATGTTTTAGAAAATTATGTCGGTGATTATGTTTTTAATCCACGTCGTGGTGGTTCAATCAAAATCGCTGAACCTGCTGAGGTAGCAGAAGGTGGTACTGGCTTTATGATGATTCAAAAGCGAGTATTTGCAGAGTATGCTGAAAAATATCCGCAATTCTTGTATAAACCAGATCATGTACGAACTGAAGCATTCGATGGTAGTCGCGAGATCATGGCGTATTTTGATGCATTGATCGATGATAAATCACAAAATTTGATGAATGAAATTACAGCATTTTATGACAAAAATCCTGATGCGTCCAAAGATGATGTAATTAAATTCTTATCCGATAAGAAGACAGGCATACATCAACAAGAATATTCTAACAGATATTTGTCAGAAGACTACATGTTTTGTTATAATGTAATTCGTATGGGTCGAAAGGTGTGGATGTGTCCTTGGATGCAACTCAAGCATGTCGGTTCATATGTATTCGGCGGATCATTAGGACATATTGCACAGATTGGTGCTGCTGCCACTGCTGATCCTTCAAAAGTGAAAAAGAAAGGTAATAAATAATGAAGCTCAATACTCGCTCTATTCAAGTTCTTAAGAATTTTGCAGCAATCAATCCTTCGATTCAATTTTCTGAAGGCACAAATCTAAAGACTATCTCGCCAAACAAGACGATGATGGCCAAAGCCAAACTCGAAGATGTTATTCCTTCGACCTTTGCCATCTATGATTTGTCTCGTTTTCTCGGTGTTGTGTCTTTGTTTGAAGACCCAGAATTTGGTATCGAAACAAACATGGTAAATATCACTTCACCTGGACGGAAGGTTAGCTATACATTTGCTGATCCTTCTACAATTATTACACCACCTGACCGACCAATTGAAATCGGCGATGCTGATGTTACATTTGAACTCAAGCAAGAAAACTTTGCTGAGATTATGAAAGCGCTTGGTGTTATGTCATTTCCAGATTTTGTAGTCGTTGGCGAAGACGGTAAAGTTATTCTTCGTGCAACTGACACAAAAAATCCATCTTCTGATAAATATGACATTGAAGTTGGAACTACCGATCGTACCTTTACCGCAGTTTTCAAAACAGAAAACGTTAAGATCTTGCCGTCCTCCTACACGGTCAGTCTTTCCTCCAAGGGCATTTCTCACTTTGTGTCCGACGATGTAGAGTATTGGATCAGCCTCGAAGCTAACTCAACCTTCGAGTAATACGATCAAAAGGGGGCACGGAACAGCTTGACGTGTCGGCCAAAGGCGCGAAGGGATCGGGGCGACTGGCCATTTTTTAGGGTGTACATGAGTAATTACATTGTTTACCATCATATATTTAAAACCGGTGGCACATCTATATTAGAATATTTTGAAAAAGAATTTGATGAAATTGAACCAAATTATATATTTCAAAATAAATCAACTAATACGTATTATATACATAATCATCTTTCAAATATAGATCAAGTATATACCAGTTTAAATATAGAAAAATCAAAAAATGTCAGACATATTGTATCTGTCAGACATCCAATTGATAGGTTTTTTTCTTCATTAAATCACATATATTTGTCAAAAAGAAAAATGAGTGATTCAGCACAATTTAATTGGTTAACTACAAATGAATCAATTTTAAAAACTTTAAATGTTACATTTATCAAGACCGAAAATTTAAACAAAGATTTTAAAAAAGCTTTTAAAACTGATTATAATTTAAAGAAATCCAAAACTACAGAAAACAGATTTTTTTATAGAAATGTAGATTTATCTTTGATAAAAACATGGGAGACAACAACAGAAAAAGAGAAAATAAAAATTAGAGAACAATTTAAAGAAGAATATAAATTGTTAAAAAAATTTGGAATACAGTATAATATTAAATAGTATGAAAATGGTGAAATTTATATGCGCGATGATTTTTTATGGGTCGAGAAGTATCGTCCCAAAACTGTAAGTGATACAATTCTACCTGTTGATCTGAAGAAAACATTTCAACAGTTTGTCGATCAAGACAATATTCCAAACCTTATCCTCACCGGTGGTCCCGGTGTGGGCAAGACAACAGTCGCTCGAGCAATGCTAGAAGAACTCGACTGCGACTACATCGTCATTAATGGCTCGATGAATGGTAACATCGATACACTTCGTGTAGAGATACAACAGTTTGCCTCATCAGTCTCACTCAGTGGTGGTCGTAAGTACGTCATCCTCGACGAAGCAGACTACCTCAATCCAAACTCAACACAACCAGCACTTCGCAACTTCATGGAAGAATACTCCAAGAATTGTGGATTCATTCTGACTTGTAACTTCAAGAACAAGATCATCGATCCTCTTCACTCTCGATGTAGTGTGATAGAGTTTAAGATCGCCAAAGATGACAAGCCAGATATGGCAGCTCAACTCTTTAAGCGAGTCATTAACATCCTCAAATCCGAGAATGTAGACTTCGATCAGAAGGCTGTTGCTGAGGTAATTAGTAAATACTTTCCAGATAATCGAAGGATTCTGAATGAACTACAACGATACTCTGCTACTGGCAGGATTGACACTGGTGTACTCGCTAATCTACATGAGACTACACTACAAAATCTTGTTGGAGCTTTACGAGACAAAGACTTTACCACCGTCCGAAAGTGGGTCGCAGACAACTCAGACGTAGAACCTGCTACTATATTCCGTCAGATCTACAACAAGTGTTCTGACTTCTTAAAACCTGGCAGCGTGCCTCAACTCGTTCTTATCCTCGCCGATTATCAATACAAGGATGCATTCGTTGCTGATCACGAGATCAACATGACTGCATGCCTCACCGAGATCATGGTCAACTGTGAGTTCTCGTAATGTGGAGAATTTGGGCCAAATCACTTGGTGAAAAAGTAGGCGAAACAGATTCGCAAGCAGATGCAGTAGCTATCATCAGGACATTCTGGTGGCTCCTCCATGTGTTTACCTGTTTCATGATAATCATACATAATGGTCATAATTTAGGATGGTGGTGATGTTTAAGAGAAAGCAGAAGAAAACATGCCAAATACCGAACTGCAGTAATGTACTTCCCGAAGAACCAGCTATAATATACATGGGTGAGTATGCGTTCGATGTATGTGAAGAATGTGAGAAGTTGATGGATATTATACAACAAAAAACGGAGGAGCACTATGGCGACGAGTCCCTTTGATTATCTAAACTCTATCAATGTTACAAAAATTAACATGATGCGTGATACAGATAACGATGCACTCGCTGAGAAAGACTACAATGCCTTCATTGTCAATCGAGGCCTATCATACTTCCAAGATACTGTTACTATCGCAAATGAGATGAATATCCACCACGAGCTCGATTACCTTCTTCAATACGAGTTTCTTATAAATATTGTCAGGCCACGAAAACGATTCTCGAAGTGGTTTAAAAAAGAGCAAGACAGTGATGTGGAAGCAGTTGCAGAGTTCTATGGCTACAGTAATGAAAGGGCCGCACAAGCATTAACTATCCTGTCTGATGAGCAAATAAGAAGAATAAAAGAAAAATTAGAAAAAGGTGGTTAAGTATGAGTGCGGTAGAATCTCTAGTTGAAGTTACCCTCCAGAGTCAAGACGATTTCCTCAAGGTACGTGAAACACTTACACGTATCGGTATTGCATCTCCAAAAGAAAAGAAACTTTATCAATCATGTCACATCCTTCATAAGCGTGGCAAGTATTATATTGTTCACTTCAAAGAACTGTTTGCCCTCGACGGCAAGCCCACAAATTTCTCTGAAGAGGACCAAGGCAGACGCAATACAATTACAAAGCTTCTCTCAGACTGGAATCTCATCTCAGTTGTAAACGAAGGAAACATCGAAGATCCAGCAGCTCCGATGAATCAGATCAAAATCATTGCCCATAAGGACAAGAATGACTGGGAGCTGGTGGCTAAATATAATATTGGGAACAAGAAGAAGTAGACGTAAGTTATTGATTTTCTTATGAAAAAAAATGTTACTAGTCGGCATGTACAATCCAAGCCCCGTATAGTAGAATGGGCATGTAATTTGGAGATTGTATGACAAAAGTATACACCAAAAAGCTTACTCCTGTCCAGCGCAAGCTGGTTCGGGATCTTATTCCTTTCTGCGCTAAAAAATTAATGCCTCGTATCAAAGATCTACAGATCACTGTTGTTGGTGTCAAGGATCTGGTAGAAAACGAAGGCATACACGCAGACGTTATCTATGAATATGTAGACGCTGTTGTTCGACCGAAAGATTATACTATTCGTGTCGACACTTCAGAAGATCTACAAGAATTTGTGCGGGTCATCAGCCACGAAATGGTTCATGTTAAACAATGGGCTCGTGGCGAGATGTACTCGTATGACCGACATCCTAATCTGACTCGATGGCATAAACAAAAGATTGACCACGATAAGATGGATTATTTTGATCAACCATGGGAAATCGAAGCTCATGGCCGCGAAGAAGGCCTTACGGTCTCTTTCTTACAAGAACATGAAAAGTGGGCAGGATTTGTCTATGGAATTATTGAAGATTATAAAATGCAACGACCAAAGCAAATGGTACTCGACTCACGTTGGTGATACCTTTCCGCTAATCGAAACATTTCCAAAAGAATATCTAACACGTCAATTACCTGATAACCATTACGGTATCAGGTTTTTGAACTATGTGGCAAAAGAAGATGCCGAGGTTATCAATGACTCGGACTGAAGACGTAGAACTGTATCACGGTAGCGCGCTGATGTCAAAGGCCACGGAAGAGTGTGGTGAATTGGTGCAAGCTATTTCAAAATACGCAAATAAGGGAGGCAAACGTAACGAGAATTGCATTCTTGAAGAAGCAGCAGATACTCTCGTTATGATCACCGCTTTGATTCAATATCTCGAAGTAGATGAAGATAAATTTATGAAGAGAATTGAAAAGAGCAAAAAGAAATTTGACAAATACTATGAAGGAGAAATATAGTGAGTGATGTAGTAACTTTAGTAACTGCAGGCGGCGAAATGGTTGGCCGTCTCAAAGAAGAGAATGATACAGGTATCACACTCGAATCACCACGAGCTTTTGTGCAGACAGAAAATGGTGTAGGTTTTGCACCAAGTGTATGTCTAACTGGAGAACGTGAACCAAAAGAAGTAACATTTGGTCGAGGCGGTGTTATTCTAATGTGTAGCACAAGCGACGAAGTTTCTAAGATGTGGTTGCAAGCAACAACAGGTTTAGTAGTATGAAAGATATTCCAGTATTATGGTATTCTCTGCTCATTGTGATGTTCTGCGCAATTTTTGCTAGTACGCAAGTGTGAGGATTAGATGAAAGATAAATTAATTCTTACAGATTGTGATGGAGTCATGCTCGATTGGACTTACTCGTTCGATCAATGGATGAAACGTCATAATTATCGAATCCAATCACCCAATGAATATGACATTGGTAAGAAGTATGATATTGGTTTTGCTGAAAAGAAAAAACTCACTCGTATGTTTAATGAGTCCGCTTCTATCCGCAAGATACCACCTCTGCGAGATGCTATTAAATATATTCGTAAGCTTCATGAAGAACATGGATATGTGTTCCACGTAATCACATCATTGAGCGATGACGAATATGCCCAACATCTGAGGACGAAAAATCTTTGTGAGACGTTTGGTCATACAGTATTCGAGAAGTATGTGTACCTCGACTGCGGTGCTGATAAAGATGAGGCGTTAGCTAAATACAAAGGCAGTGAATGTTGGTGGATAGAAGATAAACCAGAAAATGTATTAGCTGGTAATTTACAAGGTTTGAATGGCTTGTTGATGGCTCATGGTCATAATGTCGATTCAGAATATACACGTGTACAAAATTGGAAAGAGATTTACGAGATTATTGTCGGATGATTTTTAATTCTGATGAAATGCCAAATGTTTTTCATGTCTTCTATGTCGGCAGCAAAGAAGATACGCGCGGTACAATGATAGAAAAATATTATGATGATTTTGAACACGTTAAAATAATACCTTTTAAAGATATCGTAAAGAAAATACGACAAAATTCTGAATTTTTATTTGGTCATGACATCTATCATTATACAAATTTTTTGTCTGATAATTTTTTTCCAGATCAAAACTTTATTCGAGGCGGCAGTGAAAATATATTAGTTAATGAACAATATAGACGTATCATTAAAATGCAGTGGTTAATTAATGATATAGTTACAGAAGGTTGTCACGAACCTATTCATGTAACACCAGTCGTAAATACCTATGACGGGCTAAAAGATTATATAATGCACGTTCATCCTGGATCATTCAGAAGACATGCATTTAAACTAATGGAAAGAAATGATCTCTGTGTTGTATATGATGCGCATCATATTTTTCCCCACAAAAAAGCAAGTTTAAAAGATATTTTAGAACTATATGGTGATGTAGAAACAGATTTAGAGATTTCTTTATTTCCAAATGAAAATACATTCAATACGCCACAAATTTTAAATCGTCATTTTCGAAGTAAAAACGTCAATATGGTAAAAAATCTAGAAGCGTGGGAAGAGAAAGTACGGGACTTATGGAATAAACCAATTAATATTTTTGTAGGTTATGATTCAACACATAAAGGTTCATCAGAATCTTGCAAAGCATCAATAGAAAAAAATATAGGTTCAAAATTAAATGATTATATAAAAATTCATGATCTCGATATCTCAAAAATAGATGGATGGACAAGAGAATATAAAGATCAATCAACTGAGTTTTCATATTCTAGATTTCTTGTTCCCTATCTTTCTAACTATGAAGGTATGAGTATTTTTTGTGACGATGACTTTATATTCAATGACAATATATTGAACCTTCTTTATTTTATTGCACCGCAATATGCTGTAGCGTGTGTAAAACACAATTTTTCTAAAAAATACGATACAAAGTTTACAAATGTAAAAGATGTGTGGTATGATAAAAAACTCTGGTCGAGTCTAATGGTTTTTAATAACTCTCATCCTGATTGTAAGAAATTAACATTAGAAACCGTACAACAAGAGACCGGAAAATATTTACATCAATTCGAATGGACATCAGACGAATGTATCGCTTCTTTGCCTAAAAAGTGGAATTGGTGTGAAGGATACAGCAACATCAATGATATTCATAATGCTTTAGGTTTACATTGGACTCGTGGTGGTCCATGGATAGAGGGTATGGATTGTAGTGATATTAATGGAT